ACTTTCACAAAACGAATTGAGGGCTTGGTACACATCAAGCCCTCAGACCGTTGGGCAACACGTCATTTATACCCCTGAGAAAAAAAGCTATGAGCCAACAATTAAAGAAAATACAGGCAGTCCCGAATCGGAACAACAGGGTAAGTAAACGGAATCAAAGTCCTTTACTTGCTTCGGTTACCTTAGATACCTCCAATACAATGCTTGTAAAGGAGGACATTTTTAATGAGCCGTCACGGGAGAGGCTTGATTTTACGGGGGCAAAATGGGTGCGGTTCTTTACACAAAAGGATGACTTTTTAAAGAGCCTTATCGCCATTGTAAATAATTCGCCGACGTTAAGAAGGATAATAGAAGATAAAACAAACATGGTCGTTGGTGACGGCTTCATTCCGATGAAGGGCAAAGCAAATACCTTGCTTACCACGTCCATGAAGGGTGAGGTTATCACCGACGATTCTTTAAGCGAAATAGAAGATGTTATTTCACAGGTTAATTTACACGGGCAAAATCTGCAGGAGGTTTTGGCTCAACTTGCGTTTGACTATGATGCTTTTGGGAATAGCTTTTGCGAAATTGTTAAAGGCAAAGTAGGGTCAGAACCATTTACTTATATTTACCATGTACCCGTTTATAACGTTGGTATTCGAAAAGCCGAAGCGGATCAGCTTATAAAATCGGTTGGCATTTACGATAACTGGGAAGAGGTGCCGCTCACCACCGACGGCGTATTTTACGAAAGCGAAGGATTTAGAGAGGTACCAATGTACCCTGACTTTAAGAAATTTGAGGACGGAACGCAAAGAAGCGTTATCCATGTTAAGCAATACGCCGCAGGATATTTTTACTTTGGCTTACCTGAGTGGATTGGCGCGAAAATGTGGGCTGAAATGGAATACCGCATTCAACGATTTAATACAAGCAAATTTGAGAACGGCTTCATGCCTTCGGGTATCATGCAATTTTTCGGCTCAATTACGCCAGCTGAGGCAAAGAAATTGGTTGAAGGAATAGAAAGCAAGTTCACGGGTATGGCAAATAATCATAAGTTATTTGTACAAGTCCTGAGGGACGAAAAATTAAAAGCTAATTGGATTCCCACCTCAAAGGAAAATGAGGGTGAATTTTTAAACTTGCAAAACTTGGCAGCCTCGGCGATTGTCGTGGCGAACAGGTGGAGCAAGTCACTTGCAGGCTTCGCAACCGCGGGGCAACTTGGTAGCAATCAACAGATACGTCAGGAAATGGAATACTTACAAAGTACGGTTATCAAACCACGCCAAAACTTGATGTTATCTAAAATCATAAATCCTTATTTAGCCGAAATTGGGCTTTATAACCCAGCCTTAAAAGACGTTCAATTCTCAATATCAAACACTTTACCCGTGTCTTTCATGGGTGACATTGCGGTTGAGGATAATTTGACGCAAGATGAAAAGAGGGAAATATTAGGTTATTCACCAATAGAAACAAATGAGCCAATTAATACAACCGTCTGAGGTAATAAGCGGCGGTGTTGCAAGACCAACGCCAGCGGACATAAGACTTGATAAGTCACTTATAAGCCCTCACATTCAGGATGCGGAATACCGTTGGATAATTCCAGCCGTTGGCTTAACGTTTTACGATGCCCTTGTTGCAGACAAAGGAAGTTCAACGGCGTTTACATCGACTTCTTATCAAGCGTTATGGAATGACCAATTAAAATCCTTTTGCGCCAACGCCGTTCTTTACGAGGCAGCGCCTTATATGGTGATGCAGCTTGGAACAAATGGACTTTATACATTGGATAACGAATACGGGCAAAACGTGGGGGTTGAAGGCTTGAAATTTTATCAAGATACTTTATTACAAAGGTTGGAGGTAAAGAAGAAAAGGATTAAGGATTATTTGTGCACTTGCGCAACTAACCTTCTCGGATTCATTCCCAGCGCCGTGGGTTGTCCTGAGGCAACTTGCGACGAGGACGAAGAAATATTTGATATATATAACACAATGGGCATTGTATTATGAGCGAAATAAAACCAAAGAAAGAAAGACGTTTTTTAAAAACATTGGGGCGCGTGGGTGAAATATTGGTGGAACAAGTATTACTTAAACTGGGGAGTAGTATAATTAAGAAGATTGGAGGCAAAAAAACATTGCCTTCAATTCTTTTTTTATTCCTTTCGTTTACCCTCTTAGCCCAATACCCAACAACAGGTAATAAACAACGACTTGGTTTCCAAACTACGGGCGACGGGCTTGTTTGGCGTGGTGCATTGTCCGACACAGCATCCATACAACCGATAAACAATCAAAACGCATGGGTCATTCTTGATACAATCAACCTTAAATTTTATACGTTTGATTTTACTTCCAACGTTTGGAACTTGGTCGGCGGTGGCGGTGCGGCTTTCACTCAGCCAGTTGATTCCTTGTTTTTCAATGTGAATGTTCCGACAAACAATGTAGATACGGCAAAAATGCGTTGGGATTCAGATTTGGCTACTGTGGTACTTGGATTAAATGACAATGTACCAAATGAACTTGGATTCAAAAACTTTTGGCTTGTCAAGAATCAAACAGGCTCGACCATTGCCAAAGGAAGCCTTGTTTACGCCAATGGAACGGTTGGTTCAAGTGGCAGGATAACGGTTGCAAAGTTTATCGCCAACGGCTCAATAGATGCAAAATATTTATTAGGTATAACGGCACACGATTTAAGCAACGGTGAAGACGGATATGTTATTTCATTTGGAAAAATACGTCAAGTTAATACTGACACCTTTGCGGCAGGTGCAATACTTTACCCTTCGCCAACGGTGGCTGGTGTTTGGACAGACGTTGAACCTATTGCGCCAAACATTGATATGCCAATCGGATTTTGTATTAATTCAGCAATAAACACAGGAACAATAGCCATACGCGTGGCATCGGGTTATAAATTAAGTGAGCTTCACGACGTTGCTATTTCATCACCTTTTGAAAATTCATCTTTGTATTACAAAGGTGGATTATGGAGAGATACAACGGCGGCGTTGTTAACAAGTGACACGGCTTCCATGCTATTGCCTTACCTTCGCGATGCCGACACAGTATCTTTGTCAAATAGGATTAATCTTAAATTAAATATTGCTGACACATCAGCCTTCGCACGGGACAATCAAATCAGCGGAACAAGTGGGCAGGTGGCGTATTTTAATTCAAGTAGCAGCGTTGTTTCCGACACTGCTTTGCGTTGGAGCGCAGCCAACAAGTCACTTGGTATCAATATGAAAACCGTACCATCGGGCGCAAACTTGATTCTTAAAAACAGTCAAGAGCCTGTTAGAAGTACGGTTGTGGCAACGCAAACATTTGGCGCAGATACAACGAATTGGACACGCGGTGCAGGTTGGACATTTAACGGAACACAGGCGGTGGCAACGGCAGCGACGGGCGCTTTGACTTACACGCCAGTTTTGACTATTACAAGTGGAAATGCTTATGAAATTACATATACTTTAAGCGGTTATTCAGCTGGTACATTGACGGCAAGAATAGGCTATGCTTCTTATTCTTTACCTACTCACAACGCAACGGCAAACGTGGTAGTTTTGTTACCAACAGACGCAACAGGTGGTTTTCGATTTACAACATCAACATTTACTGGCAACTTAGATAATATTAGTGTTGTTCAAATAGCAAATCCTTCAAGTATTTTATTAATGGGACAAGACGATAATAGTACTACAAATTATTCGCCATTAAGAATGCCAAATAGCCGTGTTATTGGTTTTGGCGGAGGCGCAGCATATACTACAGGTACGAATAATACTTTTTTTGGTATAAATGCAGGGCAAAATACGACAACGGGTACTGATAATAATTTTTTTGGAAACAACGCTGGTCAATCAAATACAACTGGATTTATAAATAATTTCTTTGGTTTAAGCGCAGGTCAAGCAAATACAACAGGTGCATATAATAATTTCTTTGGTTTAGGCGCAGGTTCCTCAAATACAACAGGTGCTAATAATAATTTTTTTGGTTTACGAGCTGGTTTATCAAATACAACAGGTACTAATAATAATTTTTTTGGTTCAGGCGCAGGTCAAGCAAATACAACTGGATTTCAAAATCTTTTTATTGGAAATGGATCTGGCTTAAATAATACAACAGGTAGTGCAAATAATTTTTTGGGGCAACAAGCTGGTGGAAATAATACAACAGGTGAACAAAATAATTTTTTTGGATTAAGTGCAGCATTTAATAATACAACTGGAAGTAATAATACTATTATTGGAAGTATAGCTGGTTCAAACAACACAATTGGTTCAAATAACACTTTTATATCTACACAAGCTGGTCATGTAAATAGAAGGGGTTCAAACAACATTTCTATTGGCTATCGCTCAATGTATAACACTACTGTTGCCGACACTTTGACAGGTTCCGACAACATTGTTATTGGCGCAAACGCTGCCGATAACATTCGCGCCGCAGCCGCTGGCAACGTTGCTATTGGCAATGCCGTTGACCTTCCCACCAACAATGGCTCAAATCAAGGCGTTTACCAAAACGTTTTATTTTTCACGGGCGCAAGTGGCACGGGAACAACGATTGCCGCAGCCTCGAAAGCAGGGATAAAAACGAATGCGCCAAACCGTGACCTTGAGGTTGCAGGCGAAGTAAGGATTACGGATTTAACAACCGACGCACCAACGCGCCTTGTCGGTGCAGATGCAGACGGTGACTTGGCTCAGGTGACATTGGGCGCAGGGTTGAGCCTTGCTTCATCAAGTTTACTTGCTGATACCAATTTCCTTGTAACAAGGTTTGACACAGCTTCCATGCTTGCGCCGTATTTCAGGGATGCAGATACAACTTCTTTAAATCTTACTTCCAGATTTGCAGCTAAATTAAATTTATCGGATACTTCTTCAATGCTGACAAATTATTTGCGCACGGGCACGGCGGCTTCGACGTATCTTACTCAATCAAATGCGGCTTCAACTTATTTGCCTTTGACGGGTGGAACATTGAGTATAAATAGTAGTACTAATTATGTGGCTTCAGCAAATGATAATGCTAATTTAACATTATATAATAGTAGTTCAAATGGAACAAATACAATATATAATGGACTTAAATTTTTTGTTGGTGCCACTGGTGGAGCAATACCAGGCGGGGAAGGTCAAGCAAATATATATGCTATTAGGAGAGGTTCTAATTTGCCAGGCACAGATTTATCATTTATTTTAAAAGGTGCTGGTGTTAATGAAAATGAAATGCTTGAAAGATTAAGAATAAAATATGATGGTAAAGTTGGAATAGGAACAACAGCACCAAGTTATTTACTTGATGTAAACGGCACATTTAACGCAACGGGCGCAAGTTTAATCGGCGGCACCCTCGGCGTAACAGGCGAAATCTATTTGGGAAATAAAACATTTGTTGGCAACTATACCGACAATACTCCAACCTCAGGCGGGAATCACAATATAAGACTTGAATCAAATGATGTTTCAAGTATTGGATTTCATGACCATTTTAACACAATAGGTAACATAAAATTTTCGGGTGCAACTGGATTTGTTATTGGCGCAAGCGACGGATTATACGGTCCACACTCGACAACAATCGCAGGAAACGCCACATTATCCGCACCTTTAACCGTCAACTCCTCAGCCGTGTTCAATGAAGCCGCAACTGATTCCGACTTCCGCGTTGAAAGTGAAGCCAACGCAAACATGCTTTTCGTGGATGCCTCAACAAGCAAGGTGGGCATTGGTTATGCGTCACCGACAAAGACACTTGATGTTAATGGTGAGGTAAGAATAAACACGGTAACGGCAACGCCGACAAGTTTACTTGGAAAAGACGGGAGTAACGTTGTGGGCAATGTTACAACGGTGGCACAAACGGGTTTAATGACAAGGGGTGAAACAACTGCAACCACGGGAACACCCTCAGCAACCTTTACCGTGACACATGGACTTGGAGCAACGCCAACAAGTGTATTGGTAACTTCGGCTGGTTTAGCTGGAGCAGAAAAAATAATATTTGAAGTTTATACAAAAAGTGATACAACCTTTTCCGTGCAAGCATGGAATTACGATGGTACAGAAGCTTCAAGTAAAAGCGTCAAAATATTTTGGCTTGCAATTAAATAAACTTAAAAAAATAAACATGAAAAAGATTTTGTTTTTATTGCTTTGTATATCTCAGCTTAACGCGCAATCAATAACTTTTGACACATCATACGTCAAAATCATTGACAATGCTTATTACCTTATTTACCGTGCAGATTATACCGACGGTGGGTATTATGAAAAGGCTTCCATTATTGGTGATACAAGTCAACTATATAATGGTGCTATGACAAGTTTTGAAAACAATGCAAATAACTTTGCTGACAAGGTAATTGCTTATTATGACTTCGGAAGGAAAACAACGGCAGCCATAAGAGAGAATAATAACATTCAAGAATTAACAGGCAAAAATCCATTGGATACCATTTTAAAAAACAATGAGGCATTTTACACAGATAACAAATGGCAGATAACGTCACTTGGAACAACGTTAGCTGTTGACTTTAATTACAATAAAAATACAAGTGCATTCAGGTACATTGTCGAAGGTTCAACGCCAAAAAATGCTATTGTATTTTCAAAGTTTGCCATAAGATTAATTAGTTATCCAGTGTTAGGACAATTTGTTGATTTATATTGGGAGGAGGCAAAAAATAGGTATATTTCACAGGATGGTAAAATAATTTTGAGGCAGTTAAAACCAACTAAATGAAAGCAACCTTAATAAACTTTTTGCATCTTGGATGGGAGAAGATAACATACGCTATTTGTTGCGGCTGGATATTTTCATTTTTCATACCGATTAAAGGATTCCTGATATTTACAATTTTCGTGGTTTTTGCCGACATGGCGACGGGAATCCTGGCGGCAAAGAAAGAGCAACAAAAGATAAATAGCAAAGGGCTTTATCGAACAATGGAAAAGATAGTAGTGTATTTTTGTGGCATCCTGATATTCGAGGGTGCAAGAAATACTTTTAGCCTTCCATTCAACATTACGTACATGGCGGCGTTCTTAATTGCAACGGTGGAGCTTTATTCTATTTCGGAAAATATTAAACGCATAACAGGCGTAAACCTTGGCGTTTTAATCACACGTTTTTTTAATCGTTAAAATAAATAATATGCAGACTAATTTAAAAGAGGCATTGAAAAATGCAGATGGGATAAAGTCACCAATGGGTGACGTGGCTTGTTACTCAATGAACTTTGCGGAGCTTGCTTCGGAAATAAACGTTCATCTTGAGGGCAACAAAGTTAAATTCACCTGGCGCGAATATATCCAACTTGCTCAAATCATTTGGGACAAAATAAAGGAGACATCGAGGGAATGCGCTGGGAAGGAAATTTCTGTAAATTTACCTCCTAAGTTTTCTTTGGTTTCTGCAGCTTTTTCACTCATTGGATTTCGTTTGTAAGAAATAGGCGCAGCAGGATTCGCTACCTTATGCGGCTTACAGGGCGATGCATTGACTTGCATCGCCCTTAAAAATATCAAAATATGAAAGCATCTAAATTTTGTGTTTTCCTTGACGCGGGTCATGGAGGCATTGACGCAAAGAAAAAGTTACCTTACAATTACACCACGTATCCGTCAAAGTGCGCTCAGCATAACAATGCAAAGTTTCACGGTTACGGTTGGTTCTTTGAAGGCGTGTTCAACCGCGACGTTGCGGCAAAGATTGAGCAGTATTTGATTGACTGGGGGTTTTCCGTGGTTCGCGTGTACGATCCTGTCTTGGATATTTCATTGACTAAGCGCGTGGCGAAGGCAAATATTAACGCTCAAAATTACGAAGCTTCGTTATACCTCAGCATCCACGGCAACGCGGCAACGTCGCCAAGTGCAAGGGGTTTTGAGGTGTTCACGAGCAAGGGCAAAACAAGGTCGGATATTTACGCGGAGTTTCTTTTTAAAGAGGTTCAGGAGGCTTTTCCTAAATGGGTTTATCGCATGGATACCACGGATGGGGATAAGGATAAGGAAGAAAGTTTCTTTGTCATTACTCAAACAAATATGCCTGCGGTACTCAGTGAAAACGGCTTCTTTACCAATTACCACGACGCTTTAATGATGTTTGACCCAATATTTCAAAACACGTTAGCTTTGTCTCATGCACGGGCGGTGGTGGATTATGCAAAGACGCAAGGGGTAATTTTTTGAATAAAAAAGGGCTGGTTCAAATGCCAGCCCCGATATACACATCAACAATTCAACAAATTAGTAATCAATCAATTATAAGTTTAATTAGCTTTGCGGCTGATTCTTTTAAAGTATCGGTTTCCTTTGAGTGATAAAGTTGATAACAAATGCTTATCATTCTTTCTTTATTCATTGATTGATAGGTGGGCATCGTCTCAGGAATCAAAGGATTCAAGTAAAAATTTATTACCGATTGTTTGCTATTTACCGTGTCGGCAAATCTTATCGGAGCTGGGCGAGCGTTGAAACATCTTTGCGCTTCCTTCCATTGTTCATTGGTTAAGCCATCGGTTAATTCGTTATTTTTCATATATTTTCATTTTTAACTTTACTTAAAATAACTCTACTAATGACATTATTTTTATACAAAATAACTTTATCGACAACCAAATAATCATTATTATCTGTAAATTCTGGTTCGTCACTTAGATCTATTAAATCTCCTTTTCTTGGAATAATGCTTAACAAAATAACAAGATGCTTTCTATTTTCTGAATTATAAAGAATGGTTTGGTTCATTTTGCTTTGTTTTATTTAGTTCGTCAATTAAAGCGTCAGCCGTATCGACCGCACTTTCAACAATGCGTTCAATTTTAATATCAAGTCCATCTTTGTTACTTATTATTCCTTGCATTGCCATTGATGCAAAGTATTCGCGTTTGGTTAGACCATTACTTTTATAAATATTATCGTCCGAATAATCCTTTTTTGAATTAATAACGTTGTGGATTGGATCGTTTGCTTTTGTTTCCATGTTTTTGTTTTGTTTATACAAAGTGTTACAAGTTATTTCTGAAATTATTGGCTGCCTGCTTCTATTATATCCAACAGTATATCGGCTAAAGCAACTGTCGCAAGCAAAATACTTTGCCATCCATTTACCGCCATTTTCGGTGTGGGAATAATGAGAATCAAAATCTACTTTGCTGTCGCAAACAGGGCATTTATCCTCCAGATACTTTTGCCATATCAAATCATGAGTATATTCTCTTTCCTCAGGCATAATTTTTTCCCTTGACATATCAACACAATTTTCGCACCATTCCCCAAAATCCATGTCGTTTGATTCAGAGCTGCAATTTTTACATATATAAATCATCTTTTCATATAATTTTTTGCCATAAGTGCAAGAAAAAACGCGTCGATTTCATCTTGACTTATTTTGGCGGGTTTAAAATCTGGTTCAAATTTCAATCGCTCACTTGCGACAACTCGCATAAAGACGTCTTTATTAAACTTTTTACCCTTTGCTTCAGGGCTAATATTATAGGCTTCAATGTCATGTTCCTTTATCCATTCATAAGCAATCCTGGAAGCGGCTTGATTCATGCCAACGTTTCGGCTCATTCGGGAAAGGATCGCGCGGTTGATTGAATTATTAAAGGTCACATTCTGGAGGCTTGAATCTTCCACTAAAACAATCGGGTTTTCGTATGTCACCCAGGTTATAACGTCGCCGATAAAATCGACAAACCTTTTATACCTTTTAAAAATCATGGTGCGGTCTGCAATAATGCAAACCGCCATTCCCTTTATTCTTAACGCTGGGTCAACGCCTATCAGTGTCCTCATTTGTTTTTAATTGTTTCAATCATTTTTTGCAAAAGCATTAATTCTAATTGATTTTTATTTACAAACGTTGCAATCTCTCCGTCTATTCTAATTATTTCTGCCTGAACATTCATATTTTTATAATATCTATACATAACAGCGTTAAATAATTTTAATGAATTATTTTCGATAAATTCAGAATATGGTATAATTGAATAATCTAAACCATGATTATTACTAAAAAATCTAAATGCTTGAGAAAATGTCGGAGCTAAAGTAATTCCTAATTTTTTGTTAAGCATATAATTCATATCGTTATTTATATCTATGGATAAATTTGTTCTTAATTTACCAGTAATATTATAATAATATGTAAAACAAGGTTCATCAAATCCCAATTCCTTAAGTGCCAAAGCTATTTCATAATTTACAAATTCTTTTATCATGGCTATAAAGTTATTGTTTTGAATGAAGATACAAAGTTTTTTGCCGTTGCTCCTGTGTTTTCATTGTTTTCTTTTGCCTCAACCTTTACGCGTGGTTTCCTTTTTCGCTTTGGCTTTGGCTCAGGTGCGTTGATTCCGTATGCTTCCACGCCTTTGTCAACAAAGTTGATTTCAAGCAGGTAACCGAAAACAACAATGGTTCCAACAAAAAGAAACATGGTGATAAATTCACCTCCTTCGTATTGTTCCTGTAACCCGAAGAAGATTTCAACCAAGGCGACAAGGGTTGCGCCCAGGGCAATCTTTGGCGGGTAAGTACTTCTTCCTTTGGTTGGATTTAGGAAGTCCATGAAAACCACGGCGAAGCGTCCAAGTTGCAAGATACTGGCGGCAATGATAGCAAGCCAAAAGTCAATAGGGAGAAAAATGGCGGTTAGGTAGGCGTTAATGCCATAAGTAAGAATAATGGTTAAAAGCATAATGGTTGGAATGTTATCCGAAATATTTTCGAATGTCCATTTAAATTGTGTGTTTGTGAAATTCTTTTCCATGATTGTTTTTTTTTGTTGTGTGTAAAAAATAAGGGCAGCTGGGGGACTGCCCTGTGAGGTGATTAATTATTTTCTTTTGTTTAATTCCATTACGCAATAATGTATTTCGTCCTGATAAAAACCATTTTTTGGATTATTTGGCATTGCGTTCATTGCTTCTTGGCAATCTCTAATTATAAATCTTAAAGATTCAATACTTAAAGTTTTAACTTTTTTCTGGTAGTCTGAGTGATTAATCTGGTTCATTTTGTTTTGTTTTTGTTGTGTGTAATATCGTTTCGTTGTTTCAATACGTAAATTTAATATTAAATATTGAAATAAAAAAATATTTACAAAAATAAATGCAAAATAATTTAAAATTCATCCCTTTTCCCTTTCAATGGGTAATGATTCTTTTTCAACTCCCAGAACTCAGCCATCAATGAAGCGCGAAATTTATAATCGCGATCCGTGTGATACCCGCTTTTATACACGCATTTACAAATGCTTTCGTATAACCGTATGCCTTTCATCTTGTAATTCGCCTTCTTGCATTCCGCGTATCTTCCTGAGTTCAAAACGCCTGCCCAAAGCTTCATGCCTTCTTCCGTGGTACTTGCGCTCATGAACTTGGCGCGTATATACTTGTCACGACCGCGAATGACCTCCCGTGTTTTATATGTCACCGACTTTTGATTTTTCAAAGCCTTCACGCCGCCAGCGTTGGCGTGCTTGCGCCAAAGTTCGGTCTCAACGCCTGATGTGGTTGCCTCGATGATGAAAAATGAATAGATCATGGAAACGGGGAAGTCGGTAAGGTGATGCACGTTCATCAACATGGATTCATAAGAATACGCCAGCCATATACGACGCATTTTAAACAAGTCTATTTTATCAAGGTTTCGGAATCCTTTGCCTTCCAGGTTCTTTCTTAATTCGTGAATATTCATTTTCCTTATTTCCCACCCGTATGACCGTGAGCCATAAGCCAATTCATTTACTTCGCCTTTTTCTTCCTTTGCAGGAAAAGTAAGCGTGGTTATTTTGTGAACGTACACCGTATCGCGCTCAATAATTGGCACGAATGAAGTATAATGGTATTGGGTGTTTATTGGGCTGTAAATCAACCCAACAACGAAGGCAACGCCAATGCCTGCGGCGACTTGGTACGGGAGGCGTTTGTTCTGAGGAACGTAATCAATGATTTTTTCTTTCATAAAATTGGTTTTAATTATTATAAAATACAGTTGTCAGCAAAAGAATAATAAGATTCCTTTGTTAAAATAATATGGTCAATAACTGTTATTTGAAAAAATGATGCTGCATTTTTTATCTCTTTTGTAAGTTTAATATCAGCATCTGAAGGTTTTAAATTGCCAGATGGGTGATTGTGACATAATATCATTTGAGTTGACAATGTCTTTAATGCCGTTGACATTATTATTCTAATATCTGTCATTGCTGCTGATATTGCACCTATTCCTATAATTTGATGACAAAGAATATTAAGGCCATTATCAACATAAACAACTGCAAAAACCTCCTGATATTCCATTCTATTTTCAAATTCTGGAATACTTTTACAGTAATCAACAGCGCTTTGAACTCCTGATACTTTGCCAACTATTTTTTTAGAATACTGGACTTTTACTTCATTTACTTTCATGATTGGTTTGTTTTGTTGTGTAAATTTAATATTATTTATTTGAATAAAAAAATATTTACAATAATAAAATAAAAAAAATGTCCGCATCATTTGACGCGGACATGAATTAGAACACTTTTAACAACTTACTACTTACCTTATTTCCTGTATTCGCCAAACTTTGAAATACTAATCTCAAAGTTTTTAACGTCAATTTTCAATTCTTTGAATTGCTCAAGCGCCTTTTCAACGCTTTCAGCTTCAATGATCATTCTTTTGTCATTGTACTTTATTTCGTATTTCATCAGTACCATTTTTTTATAAGGTCAAAAATAAAGTAAATGGCGAAAGCCAAGGTTATAATGCCTCCAGCAGCAACGAAGATGCTGGCGGCATCTTTAATCAATTTTTTCTTTTCGTTTTCAGTTAGCATTTTTTTTCTTTTTCTAAATTTAAAATATGGTCTTCAAGTTCAATAATTCTATCAGACATTTTTTCAATTTCTGTGTTTAAAACATTCATATCGTCTTCTAAATTATCAATTTTTTCAATCAAATTATCAATTACTTCTTTGGCATCGGCATATAAATCATACGCTTTCCTTTGTAAATTCTTATCATTCATGATTTTTCTTTTCTTTTTGTTTTAAACGATATTCTTTTTGATAGGCTTTTATCTTTTCAGCATTTTTAAGCCTAAATCTTTTGTTTTTGTCATATAATAACTCAGGCTTTTCCACCTTGTTTTTGTAATACCTTATTTTTTTGGTTTCTAAATTTCTTAAACGCCTTTTCTCTTTGTGGTATTCGGACATATTTCTATAATATGCCTTCATGTATTCCGATTTACGGGCTTTCTTTTCTTCGTCACTCATGGCTTTCCTTTTGTTTTCTTGCTTCTTTTCTTTTTATTGAAATTTTTTCAGCATTTCTATAATAATAAGCAAGGCTTTGTTCAGATTTTTTTTTCTTTTGATAAGGGGATATTCTTAAGCAATATTCTTTATATTTCAATCTTTTTATTGCTTTTTTTTCTTCTTCACTCATATTTACTTTTTAATTTTCGTTCTCGATAGGCTTTTGCTTTTATTTTCAATGCCTCAATGTTCGCATAATAATAAGCAAGACTTTTGTCTTTTCTTATTTGCCTTTCTTCGTCGGTCAACTTCCAATAATTGTCTTTATTCCTCAGCCGTGTTGCCTCCCTTCTTTTATCCTTTTGGAATGCTGGCATATTACGGTAATATTCGCGGTCATACGCCCTTTGCTTTTCCCTTTCTTCTTCGGTCATAGGCTATTTATTAAGATAGTTTTTAGAAGCTACTGGATCTTTCCCTTGATTAGAATATTTAGCATCTTGCTTTTTATCATACGAAATATTTGGCATCTCGGAAATATCCTGATAAGTCAGCTGGGCGATTTTCATTCCCGCGTAAATCTTGAGCGGCTGAACCGTCAAAAGTTCCAACGTCCAATGTCCTTTGAATCCAACATCCCCAAACCCTGCGGTCACGTGGACGAATAAACCAAGCCTCCCGAGACTTGATTTGCCTTGAATAATTGGCACGTGTTTCAAGGTCTCCGTATATTCCACGGTGGAGGCAAGGTAAACAATGCCAGGTTGCAAAATTATACCTTCGTCAGGAATAATGATTGGCGCAGATGGGTTTTTCTTGCGCACGTCCAATACGCGCTCCGTGTAAAGTACCAAGGTATTTGACAGGGTCAAATCGTAGGAATTGGTTCCAAGGTTCTCAGGGTTAAAAGGCTCAATGACAATGTTACCTTCGTTAATTTCGTCGGTAATTGTTTTGTCGGTTAAAATCATTTTGTTTCGTATTTTTTACGGTTATCAAATTCCTTTTTTGTAAAATAATATTCGGTTAGCATTTGCGCGTTGCATTGCAAGTGAGCTGCGTGCAAACAACCGTCCTCAGGGTCAATGTCCTCACCCATGCGAATGGCTTCAAGGTGACGCAAAGCGGAGGCAATGACCTCGCTCCATGGCATTCCCTTCTCCCAGTTGCCAGCTGGATATTTATCCAACCCCTTTGTCCAAACTTTGGCGCATTCACGGTGAGCCAACGGGGGAATAAGGTCGTATCTGATTTTTTCATCGTTGAACCTTAACCCCCTTGCGTCTGATTTCATTATCTTTTTCAATTCATTTTCCAAATCGTCGGTCATGGCTGCCATTTTAATGGGTGTGCAAAAAACTTTTATAAACGCTGCTGATTTCCTTGCAAGTCTGCTCAATCAAAACAATGGCTTTTAATAAGTCATCCATTTCAAAGGTATGATTTAATTCATAACTTTCGCCCGTAAAAGATAAGCCGTTTTTGGTTTTCTTTGTTCCCAGCCAGTTGATTTGGCTTTCTGGAATCGTATCACCATTTACAAACATTGCCAGGGCGTAAACTTTCATTTGAAGGCTTGTTTTCAAGTTGTCCATTGTCCACGGTTTACCTGAGGTTTTAAAGTCAATGACGCGGTTGTTTTCCCTGTCCCATGCGTCGATATAACCAACGACTTGAATGTCATTAATACTCAGGCTTATTGGTTTCTCAGCCTCCAAGCCTTTGAAGCCTTGTATTTTCTCAATGTAAAAATCTGGGAAGGTTTCCATGATATTTCCATTTTTTATAAACGCTTCCGTATCCTCGGCAAAGCGTTTGCCAAAGTCCATGTAAATGGATGGTTCCTCAGGAAGGTTTAAAAAGTAACGATTAATATACTTTTGGCGGTCGGAGTACCAAAGATTAATCTGGCTGACTGATATGTATTTTTTTGGAAGGAGCATAATTATTTGTTTTTAAAATGGGAATCTTTCATCGCTTATTAATCCATCGGTGTAATTAACGCCATTCACGTATCCTTTTTCAAAGGCTTTAGCAATTTCCTCCTCATACATTTTCTTGGCTTTGTAAAAAGAATCAATTAAAAATCCACCTTGTATATCATTAATAATAATAAAATCCAGTACTTTATCATGATAATATTCCAACGACGTTTCTTTTTCTTCTTGGTTTTCCATGTTCCTTTTGTTTTGCGGCGCGGTAAAACCCCAGCCATTTTTCAGGCTGGGGAAAAACGTACCAAATTGATTAAAAATATTTTCCGATTTGAATAAAGATCGTGGCGGCGGCAGGTTGCGCCTGGGCAGGTTCTAAGCCTGATGCTTGCAACTGGTGAAATATGTCAGCATAAACCGAAGTCATTAACGTCGCCTTTTCCGTGATTTCATCATGTGTTAGCTTACCGTTGCTTTTAGGGGGTACATTTGCCGCCTGCTGCACGTTCGCGCCTTCGGTGGGTGTTTGTACCTTTTCAGGTATTTCGTCGGCTGTGACCATGTCAAATGCGACCTTGTAACTTTTGCCGTCGTGAATGATGGTAACGGCGTCGTCTTTTTTCAAAGCCATTAACTTTGTATCGTCTGGTTTTCCGTAAACGCGGATGTCCGTACCGTTGTCTAATGTGATTGCGGCGTTAATGGATGGTCCATATTGACCCTCGAACACTTTTCCCGCCGTGTATTTAACCCTGCCTTTTAGAATATTCATTTCCTGCTTGAATTTGAAAATTTTGAGAATCGTACCACATTTGTTTTTTGTGGTCACTTATTGCCTTCCAGTCTATTTCCTGAGCGTAACTAATCTTATTTCCTGTGTAAAAGTATTTTTCAAGTTCACCGACTCCCCTTTGCCTCCACCATTTTTGCAAGTGCTTTGGTTCAACGATATGGTTGGGACAAATGCTTAATGAGGCATTGAGCGCGAAGTCTTGTATATTAATCATCTTGATTCGGTTATTTGTTGGCATTTAATAATCGCGATTTTGCAACAAGCAATAACTTCAATTCTTAGTTTATTAATCGCAGTATCCAAAACCCTTGTTTCATGAGCCTCCAATGTTTCAAGCATCGTTTTTATACAATCAAGGTAATGATCGTGCTTCGCTTCATTATGCCAACTAACATAAGCCTGAATCATTCTTTGAGAGTAAATCCAAAAATCAAGAACAATCCAAAAGTCGGCGCGCGACTCATTTCTTAATCTTTCGTTTTCGCCTTCAAGATATACGATGCGTTCCTCGTAATAACGGGTAAGAGCGTTGTTTGTAAAAGTGCTTTCAATGTTTTCCATTTTGGTTTGTTTTTAAAGTGATTGATTTGTTAAAATTGTCCAGTCCATTTCGTTCTCAGCAACAAGAGGCATGAGATTGTAACGGTTGATTTTTGGATATAACTCCAAGTCAATGTCATGCGGCTCAAATGTCCAGCCGTGTATCTCCATGTTATCCTCAGGGGAATGCGGCGACGTTTGTCCGTACAAGCCGAAGCCGTGGGAGAAGATCACGTGTACAAAGTGACCCAGCTTTTTATCAAGGGTACATTTGCAGGTGTATTTTGTAATATTCATTTGGTAAGTTTTTGAAGGTGGGCGGATTGGTTACCGCCCTGGTGGATTAATAATTTACTCTCCTTGCGCCAAACAATTGGTTTTCATTGAACTTACATTCCTGTACTGCTTTCATAAAGCATTCATGATAATCTTTGCCATCCGTTACAACGAAAGAACATTTACTATTCCTTCCTTCTTTCAATGCGCCAGTTTTTGTAACGGCTTGTTTTACACTTGAATGTTTAGTGTACAAAAATCTCCAAGATTGAATTTCGTTTGTCATGATTGATACGTTTTTGTTATTTTCAATACGTAAATTTAATATTAATTATTTGAATAAAAAAATATTTACAAAAATAAATTAAAAAAAAGTGAGGCATAATTTCTATGCCCCACCAAAACAAAACCAAATTATGAAACTTATCTTAGCAACACCTTGCGCCAGACGGCTAACTTGTAAGCAAGCGCGCGGGCACGTGGCATATTTCCTTCTTCAATCTTTCTCATGTGGTTCTTGCGATCAATCATATTGTCCGAGTCTGGCTTTTCCTGCTTTGCCATTTCCTGCGCCTCAGCCCACAAGGCTTCCTTTTCCCCTTCCTTCCATTCGTTGATATAACCACGCTTCACGCATTCATCGTACCAAAATACGGGTATTTCTTCCAATGGCTTTTGAAAGTTTTTCAGCTTGTTATCAAAGTCCTTATCGTATTCCTCAGCCACTTTGCCCAGGCGTTTAATGCGATCTTCTTCTTCTTTCTTCGCCTGAATATCGGAATCCATGGCGAAATATATCTTTTGCCTCCACGTGATATACGCGGTTAATATTCGCCCAATGGCATGAAGGTCAACTTTGCCATATAATTTATGGTCATTGATATCAAGCTCTTGTTTGGCAAATTTTTCAAAAGCCAGTTTTATCTCATCAACGGCTAACAACTTGTAATTTGAAATAAAGTCCGTGACTTCCATCAAGTGTTCAGGCTTTGGCTCAATGCCATACACGGGGAGCAGTTGGCTTAAGGTTTGCGCAATCTTCGGGATGGCTTCCTTTGTCCCTGTTTTAAAAATCCTGAGTTCGCGGTTCTGGATAACAAGCTGCACGTCTTGTATTTTCTCTTCCACGCGATTTGCAATCATTGGTAAATTGTTCATAATTGGTTGTTTTTATTAATCTTGAAACTTTGCCATTCTTTCGGCAAGCAATTCTTGAATCCTGTCATTATACGCCTTATCCTTTGCCGCTGGGCTTGTCGTTTGGTAAGCCGTGAATATCTTTGAGGCTTGTCCGTAAATGTTTGCTATGGTGAAATTTGCCCTCAGCCATTTGTCATTCAAGTTCCACGCCGCTTGTATAAATACCTTCAATGCCTCAATGCTATCGCCCTGCCTGTCTATTTTGTCAATGTATTTCAGGAGGTTTGCCATTTGCCCTGCATCTTTTGGCATCATTATATAATGTCCATTTTGGTCAGTTGGATACGCGGCACCGGATAACGATTCAAAGGTTTGGCAAAACACGGAAAAGGCGGCGTAAGTGGGGGAGGGAATCTTTTCTTTTTCCTTTTTTTCGCAACTTTTTGCTTTTTCTTTTTCAACAAGGGAAACTAAGGTAAAAGGGTTGACTTTGGGGCTTTGGACATTTGTAAAATCATTTGTTTCAACTTTTGTGAAGTGCGAAAATTCCGAAGGATTTTCAAAAGATATATCTGTTGTATTCTCTGAAGTATTATCTGTTGTATTCTCTGTATTACATTCGTTAATTTCACCATTATACTTTTGTGATTTTAACTTATTCAGTTTAGTGGATTTCACTAACGTATTTTCGTTAATTGCATTTATCAACAATGTGACGTTTATGTCATAATGTGTTTTCGCGGGAATGCCATGAAGGGTAATCATTATAAATGGAAGTTCCTTTAATCTTGATTTTGCGCCTCTCAATTCATTTAATGATAACATTGTTTCCTCCATGATTTCTGCGTCACTTTTGTAAAACTTTCGACCTTTGACGGCTGAATACCAATACATGATTTGACTTAAAAGTAATCCAGCGTTCACGCTTCCAGTTAACTTTATGTAAATTGGGTAAACCGCTATCGGTCTTTGATTAAGGTTTATTAAAATTTCTTTCATACAGCATATTTTAAAAAGGCGCAGGTATTAACCCGCGCCCAATTTTATTATTTTTGTAAAATAATCCTTGTTTTACCCTGATTTCTAAAATTGTAAATATGCTCAATGTTTGCCATTATAACACTTACTGTCGAACTTCTCCTATGTTGGTCAGGGAATGTTGTAGCCTTTTTTACAAATTGATTTAAATTAAACTCAGGATTATTTATACATTTATTTAAACATCTTAAATATGCTACTATCATAACATCTGGAATGACTGTTTTAATTTTTCTTGCAGCATTAAAAATATATTCAGCTTTATTATTAGCATCGAATTTATAATATCCTTTTCTAATTAAATCGCCTTTTTCGCTATTGCCTTTTGAGTAAATATCTCTAATACTATCAAGACTTGTTAATTCTGCGCAAATCATTAATCCAAAATCTTTATTAGCCTCGTAAAATTCTTGTAATCTAATATAATCTTTGTACCCTAAATCACAGTAACTTCTAATATAGTCTGCTATTGACCAGTTAGATTGATTTCTGTTTAGCGTTATAGCTGTTTTTAAATCGTAATTATTTACTTTATGATAGTAAATAATTGAATTTAATTTTCTTGCAGCCATTAATCTGTGTTGACCGTCTATGACTTCGTAATTTTCGTTCACAATGATTGGCATTTGTAAAAATCCATTTTCCTCTATGGATTTTACCAATCTTTCAACATTTGCTAAATTAATGTTTCTATTTCCTTCCAGGATTTTAAAAACGCTAAGGTCAAGAGTTGAATGAATCTGTAAATCATTTTGGCTCATCGCTGGTGTTGCGTCCGCCAAAATTGGATTTGATTGTAAATTTAACATATAAAAAAATTTAAGAAATTACAAATAAAAATGCCCCAATAGCTAGACATCTACCGGGGCAAGGTGAAACAAAAATAGTTTGTTTCATGCTCCTTTGGGACGTTGTCTAGTCCGTTCCAAAGGTTATGTAAATATACAAAATATTAATTACTTTCCCCTTCTTTTTTTCCACGGCGGATTCCCCACGGCGCTTTGCATTTCCATGTATTTTACCACGGCTGGCGGTGTTTCGTATGTCACAGACGGAAATTCATTTCCCTCTGTGAAAACCTTGTCCAATGCTGCCTTAATATAATTTGCCATACCTTTACTTTTTCTCCCGTTTAACAAATAACAACCCCCACGGCGTCACCTCCGTCGCTTCCCTGAGTAAGTCAAAACCGTGGCGATGAAACAAGGCAACCCATTCGTCTTTTTGCTTCAAGTTAATATGACCCCATTCAATGTCCCAGGCTGGATCGGCTGAAGCATGAGGCGTGGACGTAAAATAAAAATACTTTTTACAGGCCTTGTAAAGGATTGGCATGACAAAAGATATTTGTTCGTCGGTCATGTGTTCAAAGACTTCGGTGGAATAAATGGCATCGTATGAACCATGAGTCTTTAATTCATATCTTCCTAACTGGTATTTCGTCACCCATTTGGCAAGTAAATATCTATTTGGGTCAATGCCCTTGCTTATCGCAAATTCCCTTTCATACGGGTTAATGTCGTAACCCATGTAATTATACAAGCCCACGCGCTGGCACGCGGATAAAAAGAATCCAAGTCCTGAGCCGAACTCAAACACGGATTCGCACCCCATGATTTGCAAAACCCTTGCGCCGTTGGTATGCAAGTTGACAAGGGGTTCATAATCCGTGGTGGTAAAACCAAGTTCCACGGATTTGTCAAAAAAGAATTTGTTATCAATCATTTGCTTTTGTTTTTGTAACCATGTTCCTGAGGGCAGGAAAATACAAGGTCGGGAATCGAACCCGCTTGTGTACCGCTCAACGTTGGGTAGCTTGCGTACACGGTTAGCCCTGGCGATACCTTTCGCCACCTTGCTTTTTACACCGTTCCATCCCTTTATCAACGCACGGTGCCAGCATTGCTCAACCTTCGGGTGGTAAGTTGTGGTACAATACAGACTTTAGAAATATTACCACCATCTATTTCACTCTAGTTTAATGTCTGCCATTTGTAGAGCAGCAAGGGCAGGATTCGAACCTGCATGAACGTTTTTCTTATCGTACCGTAACTTAATCGGACACTTTCGATTCGCTACTATCGGAACTTTTTAGCGTCTACCAATTCCGCCACCTTGCTAAATTTGCCGTCTGTCCGTGCTGTCAATATGGATATTTTGTGTACAATTCAGGATTCTCATATTTCTACCTTAGTTGTAACAAGGGTGGGATTTGAACCCACAATGTCAGCCGCGGTCGCCGCTTTGCGTTACCCATCCGCCACCTTGTTAATTTGCAAGTGAAGGAATCTAATCTTCGTCTTTTTGCCGTCGCAAAACATTTTAACATTAAACTAACTTGCGCCACAAAGATATAAAAATATTCTTAAAAAATATTTTAAATTTGATAACAAATAAAATATTATTTTTGCAGAAAGAAAAAATACAATGATAAAATTAATAGTTGCAGGTCGTATTGGTCAGGATGCTGAAATTAAGTCCGTGGGAGATACAACCGTTTGTTCCTTCTCCGTGGCTCATACGGAAAAGACGTTTGGAAACAATCCCACGGAAAAGACGGTTTGGGTCACTTGCTCAATGTGGGGTGAACGTGGTTCCAAACTTGCGCCACACTTGCTAAAAGGTACGTATGTCGTGGTCGAAGGAACAGGCGGCGTGAATGCGTACATGAAAAACGGAGAACCGACGGGAATCATTCGTTGCATGGTAAATAATATCGAGTTTGGAGGCAAGGCAACGCCTGGGGAGAACAACCCGAAGATGACAAATGAAACAACGGTAAAAGACGAATCACTCCCATTTTAATTATGACACCTGAATATCAAAAGCAATATCGGGAAAACATGACCGAATACCAGAAGCAAAAGCTAAGGGAATATTTTAGGCTTTATCACCAAAACCAATCACCTGAGAAAAAGGCTGAGAAAAGCATTAGGAATAAAGCATGGTATCAAGCCAACAAAGAGAGGGTAAATAAATACCAAATGGAACGTTATTACAGATTAAAAGAACAAAAAAATGAATGTCAATAAACCAGCCGCCGCCGTGTTTTCGGTAAGCTATCGGGACGAAAAAATAAGGAAAAAGTTGCTTGATTTGCAATTTCAACTCTGGAAGGAAACCAACGTAAAACACTCGATGGAAGAGGTGTTAAACCTTTTATTGGATAATTACCAAAAGCACAATAAATGAGGTTAGGCATTGTAACCAATTTAACCAGCCCAACGACCGATTATTATCGTTCGGTCAATCCATTTATGCGGCTTCGTTCTCAAATGGTAAATCTTCATATTACTTACCTCAATCCTGAGACGGTAAAGTGGTACGATTTTTACGACGTTGATGTTATCTTATTTCAACGACCCAACGGTGACGGTATGTTATCCATGATTGCTGAGGCAAAGAAGATGGGTAAAAAAATCATTCTGGATCATGACGATCTTTTGCATGAGGTCAACGCCGCGAATCCAGCGTCGGCACACTTCGGGAAACCTCAGGTAAAAGAATCGGTTGAAAAGGCTTTCAAGTACGCTGATTATATCATTGTTTCAACGCCTTACCTTAAGGAATTTTACAAACAATTCTTTGACGAAAGTAAAATAATGGTTATCCCCAACGCCATTGACTTTCAAGTGACGCCCCTTTGCCCCGTGTCACCTGATAAGCTGGAGGCAAAGATTAAGCGCGTGTTGTGGCGTGGTTCCATGACGCATATTGAGGACTTGAAAACCGTGGATACATTTTGGCATTATGTCAGCAGCCGCAAGGACACCGAGGTTGCATTTATTGGGATTCCTGAGTGGTTGGGCAAAACATTGTATCCAAACGTAAAGGTCATACCGTGGAACAATTCCTTGTTTCAATATTTCGAGCTGATAAAAAACAGTTCGGCTCATTACGCCGTGTTTCCTTTGACAAATGACAATTTCAATCAAAGCAAGTCGAATAACTTTGCTATGGAGATGCTTGTCACGGGTTGCGTTCCGTATGCACCAAAGGAAATCACGGAGTTCAATGTTCCAGGAGTTCGGTTGTATGAAGGATCGGACGATTTGTATTATCAATTTGAAAAGGCTTTGGAAAAGGATGGGAATTATTTTAATCATTTGCAGGCAGGCAGGAAATGGCTTTTGACTGAGCGAAATTTATTAACCGTCAACAACAAACGTAAACAAGTGTTAAAAGGAATATGATGGGAAATGTAAACGAAAAATCATTATATGAATTTAAATTAATTCCTGGAATTGCTCCGACGGCTCAGGTTGTGGATTTAACATTTAAAACCATTGAAGTGACGGCGTATAATCCAAATAACATCATGGTAACAGCATTTAATCCAGATTGGTCAAGTCACGTAAATCACAAAGAGGAAAACTCTTTTGATATTTATTCGAATAACAAGTCGAATCCAATTCGTTGGTTGGAGTACGGTTATAATCAGCTTGAATACGGTGAATACTTTACAAAAGAAACATGGGACAAGGCAGACGCCATGCAAATGGAAATCATGGACAATTTTTCCAAATGGCTTGTAAACAATGAATGGGAATTGAATTATACAAATGGCAACTGGGAAAAATTAAATGATGATATTCAAATATTATCATTCAGCGAACTTTACCAACTCTTTTTAAAAAGCAGGGAGGCATGAACAAAGACGGACTTTTAATAACCATTGTAGATGAATGCTTGCAAAAGGCGCGGGAAATGCACATTGAAACAATGGACGAGTTTTCTCAATGGCTTGTAAAGGAAAAATACATTTTAAATTACCTTAACGGCAAATTGCAAAAGCCAAAAGATGAACAAAGACCAATGTCCAAACTTTACCAAATGTTTTTAAAAAGCAAGGAGGCATGATAATTGAAAAAAAGCAAATCGCCGATTTAATACCCGCGCCTTACAATCCACGGCAAAGCACGGCAAAGCAGGAAAAGCATTTGAAGGAAAGCCTTGAAAAGTTTGGCATGGTTGAACCGATTATTTACAACAAGCAAACGGGTTACATCGTCGGCGGTCATTTCCGTGTCCGTGAATTAAAGAAGCTTGGCATCAAGGAAATTGAATGTGTCATTGTTGATTTGAATGAGGCAGATGAAAAGGAATTGAACATACGATTGAACGCAAACACGGGGTCATGGGACTGGGACACCTTGGCGAACGATTGGGACGTGGTGGACTTGGAAGCGTGGGGGCTTGAGATACCGTTTTACGATGAAGAGGTGAAGGAGGAACAAAGCAAAGAGGAAGAGGAATTTAAAACTCTTGAATTAAACTTCAATGCTTGGGATTATAAAAACGTGGTTGCAAGGTTGAAACAAATAGACAGCAAGTCCCTTGAATCTGCATTGATTAAGGCGCTTGAATAACGCGATAAAACCGTGAAAATGGCAAACAACCCGAAACATAAAGATAACTTGAAACCATTTCCAAAAGGTAACAACGCAAACCCCAACGGTCGCCCTAAGAAACTCCCAGCCCTTGACTTGATAATGGCAAATGTCATGGGGCAGGAGAAAGACGGTATCACGGCGGCTGAGGCGATTATCATGAAGCTTCGCGAACAGGCGGCAAAGGGTGACATCAAGGCGGCTCAGTTGCTCCTTGACAGGGCATACGGGAAGGCAAAGCAAAACATTGATATTACGACGCAAGGGGAAAAGGTAACCGTGCCAACGATTATATTTACAAAGGAAAATAATAATAATGAAAAAAATAATGATTAGTCAGCCAATGAATGGCTTAACAGATGAACAGATTGATGAAACAAGAAATAGATTTTTTGAATTTGCCTGTAAAGAAAAATTTGATGTTGTCAATACTTTCTTTACAGGAGGATTTAATTCTCCTAGCTCAATGAAATCAAGAGGAATAATTCAAATACCTGTATATTTTTTAGCAAAGTCACTTGAATATATGAGCGAATGCAGTACTGTTTATTTTGCAAAAGGCTGGGAGAATGCACGGGGTTGTAAGATTGAGCATGAAATTGCCTTGCAATATGGATTAGAAATTATTTATGAGGCAAACGAGTTGAACGAATCAGTATAAATGCAAATAAAGGTTAGTGACAAATACCAAGCCCTGTGGCAACCGCGGACGCGTTACTTCCTTATCACTGGGGGGCGTGGTTCGGCAAAGTCTTTCACCGTGGGGCTTTGGGCTTGTAATATGTTACTTGCTTACAAAAATTGGAAGGTACTCTTTACCCGGTACACGTTATCAAGTGCCAATATTTCCGTTATCCCTGAGTTCCGTGAAAAGATTGACTTGCTTGGCGTGGGTGATGAGTTCAATATGACCAACGCGCAAATTGGTCACAAGGTGACAAAGAGTGAAATAATCTTTTCCGGTATAAAAACAAGTTCAGGAAACCAAACGGCAAAGTTGAAGTCAATTCCTGGGCTTAATGTTTTCATTGTCGATGAAGCGGAAGAGTTTGTGAGCGAAAAGGACTTTGATACAATCGACGAATCAATTCGTATGCCTGATACGCCGAACCTTGTTATCCTTGTAATGAACCCGCAAGACGTGGAGCATTGGATTTGGAAACGGTGGTTTGAAAAATCGCACCGCATGGAGACGATTGACGGGCACGCGGTCCCGATAAGCACGCACCCAGATATAACACACATTCATACGACTTACTTTGACAATTACCATAACATAAGTAAGGATTATATTGCAAAGATTGAGGCAATTAAAAGCAAGTCACCTGAGGCATACGCGCACAGGTTCCTTGGCAAGTGGCTGGATAAAAAGCAAGGGGTAATATTTCCAAATTGGATTGAAGGGGAATTTGATAACTCTTTGCCTTTCGCCTACGGGCTTGACTTCGGCTTTTATCCCGATCCTTTGGCATTGGTCAAAGTTGCGGTTGATACCACGGCGAATAAGATATATGTAAAGGAAATCATTTACGAACAAAGCCTTTCTTATGACATGGTTGTTACAAAGATTAGAAACGAGGTTGAAACAGACGCCTTGATTGTTGCGGACACAAGTGAGCCACGTTTGATTGACGCGCTTTTGAGCAACGGTATCAATGTAAACAAAACGGAAAAGTACGCGGGAAGCGTTGTGGATGGAATAAAACGAATGCTTGATTTTACCATTGTGGTTACTGAGGAATCGTATAATTTAAAGTTTGAATTAAGGAATTATATTTGGAATGACAAGAAATCTTCAACGCCAATGGATATGCATCAGCACGGGCTTGACGGAGTTCGCTATGCCTCGCTTCGTTTAATGCAAGGCTCGGATTCACTTGCGCACAACTAAAAAAACTATGACACCAAAAGAAAAAGCAGAGGAGTTAGTTGATAAGTTTAGAAATGAAATAACCTCATTTTTAGGCGATAACATGAAAAAAATTAATGCTAAAAAATGCGCTTTGGTTGCCGTGGATGAGTTAATAAAAATCCATTATCTTTTAACGGCTACACATGACACATCCCCTTCCATTAATTATTGGAAAGAAGTTAAACAAGAACTTGAAAAATTATGACCCCGAAAGAAAAAGCAGACGAATTATTTACCCATTATCACAACCTTATTCAAAGCATCGGAGGCGAACTTGGGCAAGAGATCCTTGTCTCCATCCTTGCAAAGCAAAGCGCCTTGTTTACCGCACGGGAGGTATTAAAGGAAAAGTGGAACATTGAGGTACCTGGCAGCGAAGATGAATATTATTGGTGGGAAGAAGTTGAACACGAAATAGAAAGTATATGACACCGAAGGAAAAAGCAAGGGAATTGCATTTACAAATATATGACCAACTGCCATACAGGCATAACGTCACGGGTGAATACGATGGATTTAAAAAGGCAAAGGAAATTTCATTGTTTTTAACCGAACAAATCATAAGTAATAATCAAACGATTTGCGGACAACTTGGCTCAGACGTGGACGAAAACACGGCGTACTGGTGCGAGGTTGAATTGCATTTAAAAAACATAATAACGAAATGACGAACAACGAAAAGGCGGTTTATATTATTCACCTGATTGAGGAAATAACCAAAGAGATACAAGAATTTCCCATGCGAAGAAAACAATTGCTTCTCCTTCGTTCTCACCTTGAAAAGGCGGTACGGTTGACGGGAACGGGCAGGTACAGGGAGTTGAAACGCCCCGAGTCATTGCCCCTTGTTAGCCATGAAAAAGCATTAACCCCAAAGGTTAATGAAAATCAAAAAAACATTGAACCGAGCGCAAGCATCGCAGATAACATTCCCGAACCAACAAGAAAAAGCAAACGCAAATAATGGTACAATTTCATTTAAGCCACTCCGATACAAAGTATTTTTATCCTGAGACCGCAGCGGATATAACACTTGAACAATACGTTTATTTCCATAAGTTTATCCTTTCCCAATACCCTGAGGTTGAACTTGATGCCCTTGTTGCGCAAAAGCAAATGATCGCGGCGTATGATAAAATCAAACCGTATGCGAAGAAGTTGGGCATTGACTTGAAAACAACGCCAACGGACGTGGTTCAAGAATGTGAAATAATCCTTTTGACAAATAATGTCAAAGACAATGTACGTCGTTTCCTTCCTGCATTGATTGACCAATTCAACGCAAATCAAAAAGCATTGGACAAGTGCCTTGAAATCATGGACGAGGTTTGGGAGGCGCAGGTAAAATACCCGTACATGGCAAAGGTGGTAAACTATTTCACGGGCATTCCTTTGGACGCGTGTTATGGCAAAGTTGCAGAAAGTCTGGAGTTAAAATATTTGACCTTCATGTTCTCAAAGATACTCAATGCAATTAGCGTACCCGAAGAACTTAAGTATAAACAGATTTATGACTTCAACGGAACTTTGTATTACCTGCCTGATAAGCTAATGGCAAAATCCACGTTACTTGAGTTCGCTGAGGCAGCCCAATTTGACAAGGGAAGGAAAGCAATTGAAAACAATGACGCTCAGGGCTTGCTTCATGTCATTGCCGTGTTGCTTAGGAAAAAGGACGAGGCATATAGCGACGAGGTTTTTCAAAGGAATTGCATTGACTTTTTAAAATTGCCCTTACAAGTTGGCTTTGAAATTGGTTTTTTTTTGACGAAGTTAAGCGAGAGTTATCAAGTCGATTTGCAGACCTCTATGCTTCGCAAGGCGATGCAAAGTATGCCAGCGCTTCAAGACAATTGAATGACAAATACGGTTGGTACTTGACGATTAAGAAAATAGCTGAGTGCGGATTGTTTAACTTGGCAGGGCTCACCCCCTTACAATCAAGCGAAAGGGCAAATTTGTACGAGGTCTTTCAATACCTTGCGAGCAAAGCGGCGGAAGACAATCTTTACAATGAGATACAAAAGCAAAAGAAATGACACTATTAGAAATCGCAGACTTATTCAAAAGTACCACGGACGCAACGCAAGGACTAAACGGCTTTTCTTTCGGTTGGCCGTCGGATCGGACACGGTCACAGGATTACGCGGACGTGGGGGAAAACAGTACAAACTTATTCCCCAGGGTTTTCTTTGCCGTGCCAACATTGACCAACAACCCGATAACACGCCGAGATGTGTACCAAATTACTTTGTTCTTTGACGATTTACTTGGTTACAATGAAGACGGAACAGTGAATGAGGATACACAAATAGAAAAGTGGTCAGCCTTGACCGTGTTGGCTGAAAAATTCATGTTGCAGATAAATACCAATAAGCAGGTTGGCAACATTGCCGAAGGGGTTCAAATGACATTGGATAGCTTTTCCTCGATACAAAGGTTAATAAGCGTACAGGCGACATTCAACTTAAATGTTATTTCTTCATGTTAGACGAACTTCAAAAATTAGCTGATGATATTGCGCAAATGGCGATTGACGCCGTGGCGAATGAATGGAAAGCGCAAGGGCATAACTTGACAGGGGCAGCCATAAAGAATATGGAAACGGTAATACGATTCCAAACAAATGAATTAATCATTGAGGGCTATGTTCCAGAGTATATGGCAATCAATAACAAAGGGGTACTTGCAACAAAGATTCCTTATTACCCAGGCAGCGGAAATAAAACAAGCAAATATATTTCTGGCTTAATCGAGTACGTTAAAAAACGCATGGGGAAAAGTGACAAAGAGGCAAAGGGAATTGCTTTTGCCATTGCCTCAAAGCATAAAAAGGAGGGAATGCCAACGATTAAAAGTCAAAAGCATTCAAAGACGGGAAAGCGGACAGGCTTTATTGAACAGGCGTTGGAAAAGAAAGAGGCTGAAATGGCTGAGTTGATAAACAGGGCGATTACATACAGTATTCAAACCACGATTGATACATTTTACAAATCAATACTTAACAGATGAGTTACACGATAAACCCCGATACCATATCAAGCAGCCTTTACCCTGTGGCGTTTCGCTCTATTGAACCCTCAGCGGTGATTCAGCAGCAAATCAATGTTTACCTTGATGGAACGCTTGAAGGCTCATTCTTGGCGGCTCAAACGGGGACAAGTGGAACGTCGGCGGTGTTCGATACAAATGTTCAATCGTTCTTGATTACTCAGCTTGCACCAAAGACAAACGCGAAAACAAGTTTCTTCGGAAATCTTTACGGGTTCAGCCTCACAAATAATACCGACGTTATTTCATCATTGTATTGCACGGCTTTCAACCAAACGGTTAATTCATCGGGTTTTGTCGTTACCTCCACGGCTTCGCAAAGTAGCACCACGGCATACGTTTTGCCTTCCTTGTTTGTCGATGGGGAATATGACATGGGGGATTTTTATCAACCGTCGGCAAATCCTTTTTTATTCTTAACGCAAAGGAATGATTTTATTAAATGCAATTCCTCAGGTAACATATTTTTAAGTTACCTCGGGCGTGGCACAAACGCGGCACAATTTGAGTTTTATTTAAAGTCTGGTTCTTCAGCCGTCACCATTGTTGACAATTTAAACTCCACGGCAACAAATGATTTATATTCTTTGTCCGTTGGTGTATCAAATATATTTGGAAACACTGCCATATTTCACGCTGGCAATTTTCCAACAAACCCAGATTTATACGATTATTACGACGTGTCCGTTGGCGTTTACTCAGGTGCATACACGCGCCTAAGCGAAAGGCAACGTATTTACATTTATCCTAATTGTGACGATAACATTGAGCTTCATTGGTTCGGAAAATATGGCGGCGCGGAAAGTTACCAGTTTACAGGCTTAATGATTGATAAGCAAACGAGCAACGCGGATACTATTAACCTTGCGCAAAGGTGGAACATTACCGCAAGTCCAAAGGCTAACACGTTTGATAAAAATGTTATTAAGGTTAATCAAAGGTCAAACAAAAGCAAGACGGTAACGGTGGCGGTAAGTCATGAGGATGCGTTGTACATTGCCACAATGTTTAATTCCCCTGAGGTGTACATTATTGAGAATGGTAAATATGTTAACGTTACCATTGCCAACGGGGAGATAAACACGGATAACAACAGGGCTACGGATATTGGTGTTACTTTTGAAATCATTTATCAAAATACGCCAGTCGCTCAGCTATGATAAAATTATTTATAAATAATCAAGAAGTCGATTTAAACCAAAAGGATGTTAATGTAACCATTGATTATTCGATTGAAAACATTGAACTTGGTAACATATCGGGCGCACATTCTAAAAGGAATGTAACATTACCCGGAACAAAGACAAACATTGAAATCTTTGAAAACATTGAGACGCCAAACGTCATTGTTACAAATGCTTACAAGTTACTTCCCGCACGGCTGGAGGCAAATGGCGTTCCAATTCTCACGGGAAAAGCACGGTTGGATTCAGGGGAATTAAATGCGATGAACCACGGATTCAAGGCGAATAATTACAAGGTCGCATTGATTGGAAACAATGCGGATTGGTTCGCCGACGTGGGTAATATCTTAGTCAGGTCATTGGGTTGGCAAGACATAACCGTTTCCACGGCGACGGTTAAAACCAATTACAATCCATTGACTTCGGAACATTGTTTCATCTTGATGAAATGGAAAGCGTGGGAAAACGAAACGTACATTGTTGACAATGAGTTAACGCCTGCCATTTTCATTTGGCAAATCTTGGAAAAGGCGTTTCAAAATAAAGGATACCAATTAAACAGTATTTTCAAAACCGATCCTTTCAGCCGCCTGATTATTCCCATGGGACTTAACTTGGATGCTGATTACATTGCGGACTTCGTAAACTTGAGGGCGTCAAATCCTTCGCCTTCATCCTTTGTTTATTCCTCAGGTGATTACGGGACGGTTGACATTGCATTCACAAACGAAACAACGTCACCCAACTTTGACACAGGAGGCAATTATTCAGGCGGCGTTTACACGGTCCCGATTAACGCCTTATATGAGTTGATCGCTGAGTTGAACGTTACCTTAACGGCTTCCATTGGTGACTTAAACCAATTCGCAGAACTGATTCTTTTCTTTGAGGTCAACGGAAACAACGTTTCAACGTATGATTTGACAAATGAAACCACGTTGAATGATTCCATTGCGCTTGAATTCCTGGGGGACTTGGTCGAAGGAGACAGCGTCCGCATGAGGCTGAGATACGAAAACGTTACATTTAACCTTGTTATCGGTGGCTCATTCTCCGTGGTTGCACAAAAGGAAGGATTAGAGGAAGGAGAAACGGTAAACTTGGAATACATTATACCTAATAGTTGGTATGTAAAGGACATTATTGCAGACCTTACAACCATTTTCAATCTTGCATGGGAGACAGACGTACTGAGCAAACAAGTGTACGCATATCCAAAGGACAATTATACGGTGAGGTACAGGGCAAATGCCAGCGGCGCGATTACCCTTACTACCTTTGACGGCTTTTTTAAGGATACGAATAAGTATGACTTGAATACCCGTGACATTGATGGCAGCGAATTAACCATTCTTGATAATTATAAGTCAAGTCAGGTACTGGCATACGCCACGGATGACGATACGACAAACAAAGAGGAAGCAAGGCGCGGAGTTAACATTTACTCAGGCGGTTACAACTTCCCAGAGGACAGGTTTCCAAATGGCATTGAATTTCTTTATACAAAATTCTTTGCAAAAGCCATTCATATAAACGATGTGGCAATAACCACAGGTGGAACATACGGCGCACAGATGCCTCTTGTTTTCGGCGACGATTACAACACCGTACCCGATGCTGAGCCCAATTATAACTTGGCGCCTCGTTTGCTTTATTATGCAGGCAGGCGAAGCGGCTTAGATGGATATGTTCGTTTGTTCGATGAGGCAAGCTCAGCGGCGTCGGCTTTTGATTTCCCTGCGGCTTTCATGGTAAATTACAATGACCCGAGCGGCGGTGATTTTAACCTTTCTTTTTCCGACGAAGTCACAAATTATACAAATGTGATGCAAGGCGTTTTTAAAACCTTCCATCTTCAAACATATAAACGCATTGAACTTGGAAAGCAATATACGACCTTTGTCAAATGGGAAAACAAGGACATAACGCAACTGTCATTCAGACGAAAGGGAATGATTGGAAGTTCTAATTTCATCATTCAAGAACTTGAATACAATCCCAAATCCAATAGTCCAGCAAGAACGGTTATCTTATACGACGAAAAGCCAAATGTAAATGACCTTAACAAGGTTTCAAATACGATTACTTTGGCAGGCGCACCGCCTCAGGGTGGCACGGTGACAGGATCGGGAAGCGGCTTGGTTGGAGCAAATGGGGCAACGGTAAACATTCAGTTATCTTATACGCCGTTCCTTAACTCGATGACAAACGTACTTGTATTACCGGTTAACTCAGGCATAACGCAGGTAAGTAACACGAATGCAAATGTACTTGTATTTCAGAACGGGCAAAAGTTGATACCAACGATTCAATATATTATTGGCGGCTCAACCATTGGAATAAACATTGATACCCATTACGATGGGGCAAATTATGAAGTTATTGTAAACGGAGTAACAAAAGGATAATGGCACAAGTAATAGGTTTTCAAATACAAATAGACGGGCTTGGAAAAACGGTTGAAACGGCAACGGAGTTGAAAAGAGCCATTGCCGACGTTAACGCGGAGCTAAAGAAAACAACGGACGTTCAAGAAATCAAGAAACTTGAAACAAAGTTGGTTGACTTGAAGGCAGCGCAAATGGAAGTCAACAAAGTTGTTAAGGAGCAAATCAAAAGCCGCAACGAAGAAATAACCGCAACCGACAAAGCCAATGGAGCTTATCGCAAGTTAAGCAAGGAGTTGAATGATCAGCGCAACCGATACAAGGACTTGGCGGCGGCTGAGCAGGAATCAAGTCAGGAGGCAAAAGATTTATTGGTAAGTATCAATAACCTTGATAAAAAGCTAAAAGGCATTGATGCCACGGTTGGGCAATTCCAAAGAAACGTCGGCGGTTATACTGAGGCATTGGGGCAATTCTTTCCAAAACTTGGGGGAACATTGGGACAAGTGACGGGTACAATAGGCGGTTTATCTCAGGGAATAAATGGATTAACTCAAACCACAGGAGCATTTAATAAATCGCTTGGCGCCATTGGAATAGCATTAACCCTATTTAGTGGCATATCTGAAATATTTCAAAGTATAAATGAATCGGTTGCCGAAACAAAAGAACTTTCTAATCAGGTGGCAGCGTTTACGGGTGCGACGGGAAACGTTTTAACCGACTTTGTAAGCAAGTCAAAAGCAATATCAACAACATATAAAAAAGATGTAAACGACATAACCGTTGCAGCCAACGCGGCAAGTAAATCATTAGGCATTGGTTTTAATGAGGCATTAGACGCGATTGAGGCAGGATTTAGAAAGGGAGCGGATAGTAATGGGGAGTTCTTAGATAACCTAAAAGAATATCCAGCGCAATTTGCGGCGGCTGGATTAAGTATTAAAGATTATTTAGCCATTTCAATCGAGGCGGCAAATCAGGGTATTTATTCAGATAAAGGCTTGGATGTTGTAAAGGAATTTGGATTAAGAATTAGGGAGCAAACAAAGACTTCAAAAGATGCTTTAGTGGGTGCATTTGGCGAAGAATTTACAGGTGAATTATTTGAGAATTTAAACAACGGCTCAATTACAACCGCCGAAGCCTTATCGTTGGTTAGCGGTAAAATGGGTGATACTGAGGTTGCAGGCGATAAATTACAAACGGTTATCGCAGACGTTTTCGGTGCAGCTGGAGAAGATGCTGGGTTGGCGTATATTCTTTCGTTGGAAAAGATTTTAAAAAATACCGACGATATAACAAAGTCAACAAACCAATATCAAACACAACAAGAAATTCTTTATCAAACAAACTTAGATTTAGAAGCAAGTCAATCAGAATTAAATGAATCATTCACAAAGTTTGGAGGAGAATTTACAATTATATCCTCTAAAGCAAAGATATTTTTTAACAATCTATTAGGTGGTTTACTTGATTTTGCCAATGAGTTTCCTGCAACCTTAAAAGCCATGGGGGCAGGGTTAACAACATTTTTTACGACGGGAAGCATAAGCGGTGCATTAAAAGCAAATCGAGATGTATTTAGAGCCGAAAAACAAAAAATAGATAAGGAAGATAAGTTAGCTATTGAGAAAGCGGAAAAGGATCGGATTGCACTTGAAAAGCAAAACGCCGAAGAACAAAAGAAAAGGTTAAAAGCCCAAAATAAAGAATTAAGCACCACGGCAAATAAAGGAGGTAAGGACGTGGCTAAGTCCTTCACCGAAGGTTCACTTGCAGAACTTGAAAACCAACGTTCAGAATTACAAAGCGCGTTTTCCAACGCCGTGGTTGGCTCAGGAACACAGAAAGAACTTGCGGTAAAGTTGAACGCGATTAATAACCAAATTAAAACGGCGGTTGAAGAACAAAATCAAATCATAGCCGATGCGTCACGGGGTAACTTGCTTAAAAATCTTCAGGATGCCCAGCAACTTGCAACGCTTCCATTAACAACAACTCCTTTAAAAAGTGTAAAGGCTTCCGATTTAGCAAAAAAGGAAGCCGACGATTTACAAAAAGTTTTTCAACAGGTAATAAAAAACTCAGACGATTTTAGAAAAAAGGAAGCCGATGCAACGGCTGAATTTTACGAGGAAAGGCAAAAGAAAGTTGAACTTTATTTACAAGGCGCAACGGCAATAACCGACCTTTTCTCCACGATTCAGCAAGCAAGGTTTAAAAAGGATACAGATTTATTAAATGAGGAAATACAAAAGACAGAGGAAAATATTACAACGCTTGAGTCAAAAGCAGAAAAAGCAACGGGCTTAAAAAAGAAGCGATTAGAAAAAGAAATTGTTCAAGAAAAAGCATTGTTGGAAGCAAAGAATAAACAAGCCGAAGCATTGCAATTAAAAGCGGCGAAGGCTGAAAAGAAAATAGCCATTGTTCAATCAATCATTCAAGGAGCGTTGGCGGTTCAACGCGCTTTAAATTCATTCCCGTTCCCTCCATTATCCACGGGTCAAGCCATTGCCGCAGGTGTTTTCGCGGGAATACAAACGGCGACGATTATCGCCCAGCCCCTTGCTGAGGGTGGCGTTGTCACAGGGCAACGGGTGAATCAAAAGCAAAACATACCAACGCGGTCAAATGGTGACAATGTTCTTGCGTATGTTAAACGTGGTGAGGTTGTATTGAATCAACGTCAACAAAGTTTATTAGGCGGTTCTCCCACTTTCAGGAAACTTGGTATTAAAGGTTTCGCAGAAGGTGGCATGGTTCCACCGATTAACCCACCGATACAAGGCTTGGGCTTACAGGGTAACATGAACGAATTTTTGCAAGTCATGGAGGCAAAGACGGACGCGATAAACAACAGGATAGACAGGTTGCAAGCATACGTTGTAAGCGAAGATATTGCGCGCGATCTCGCTGAGGGAAATAAATTGAAAATAAACGCCACTTTATAAATGTGTAATTGCATGAAGACAGATAGCATTTGGGGAGAGCTTGGTTCACGGATTCCAGAGGAATACAAGGCGCAGGTTATCGCCACGGTTAATAGGACTTACAGGGTGTTAAGCATTGACCCGAACGACATGGATTATTTATTTAATATTTATAACAATTTTGTCAATCATTACGAGCCTGAGCGGCGTAATTGTCCCGCGTGTCGTACAAAAGTAGTTGGTAAAATGAGGCAAATAGTAAATTATTGGAACGAAAATGGATGAATTTGAAATGATTAACGGTGATTTATTACAGGATTTTACGCATGAAATCCTGAATAAATACAGTGCATTTTGCCAAAAGGAAGGTATTATTCCCAGCTTTTTTCATCTTATTTCCTTCCTCGTTAAAACCGACGTGGTGAAGGAAAAGACGGTGGCGAAATATATGGTTATGCACCTTTACCCAAATAGCCTTTATTCAAATGATTCAAAGATGGATGCCATGATGGAAATAAGCATACGAACGGGTATTTCAAAGAAACACGTTTATAACATGGTGCAGCATCCTGAAAGGTTTGGTTTTCAAATCAAGCAAAAAAGAAAAGATAAAAACAAGACCGAGTAATTTTGTAAATAAATTATTTTTATTTTATGACATACGCCGATTATCCAGATGCTGCAAAGAACAACGCACGACGCGCACTCGACCACAAAGAAAAGAATGGGTCAGACTGCGGAACGCTTGTCGGCTGGCAACGGGCAAATCAAATTGCCAATGGTGAAGGCTTATCGGAAGAAACGGTGCAACGTACTTATTCATTTTTAAGTCGCGCGGAAACGTATGACCAGGGCAAATACTTTGATGAAGATGGAAAAGAACAGTGTGGAAGCATCATGTTTGACGCATGGGGCGGAAGTGCTATGAAGGTTTGGGCGGAAGCAAAATACAAGGCGATACAAAAGGACAAAGAAAAAAACATGGCAAAAGTAAGTATAGATATTTTAGGGGAAATTTCGGAATCGGTTAATTCTTACAACTCAGTAAGAACCAAAATTAACCAGGCGAACGGGCAGCCAATTAATTTAACGATATCCTCAGGAGGTGGCAGCGTCACCGAGGGAATGGGTATTGCTGACTTAGTGGCTAATTACCCAGAAGAAACCACGGCAACAGGAATCGGCTTGGTAGCAAGCATTGCAACGGTTGTATTGTTGGCAGCGGATAATGTTAAAATGACGGAAAATGCTTTTATGATGATTCACCGACCTTGGAGTTACACGATGGGTAACGCCGACGAACTTGAGGCAACGGCTGAATTATTGGACAAAATGGAAGCAAAGTTACTTGACATTTACACGGCTTCGGTTATTAAACGCAAAGGAGACCAAAAGAACCTAAAAGAAATTATTACAAATATGATGGCAGCTGAAACTTGGCTGACCGCTCAGGAAGCATTAGAATTTGGCTTCATTGATGAAATTGTTAAAGTTGGCGAAAAAAACATAGATATGTTACCGTTGCAAAATAGCCTAAACAAGTTCTTGAATGTACCTGCCGCATTATTAACAAACACAAAAAAAGAAGATGAAATGGGTAGTTCTATTTTAGAAAAAATCAAATCCCTTCTTAATAGCATAGACGAAACTCCACCCGTGGAAAATGTTATTGAGGAGGAGGAAAAAGTAATTGAGGAGCCTGAGATGGATGAAGTTGAAAAAGCTATTTCCATGTTAAAGGAAAAAGGTTACATTGTAATGTCACCAGACGAAATGGATGCCATTAACTCAAAGCAAAAAGAGGAAATGGAATCCATGTACAAAAAAACCGATGAACAAAAGAACTCAATCAATGAAATTGAGGCGGTTCTTGAAACATTGGGAAATGAATTGGTTGCACTCAGGGCGCAAGTAAAAAAAGGCGTTGGACTTCCTTCGGGCGGCTCAGCCCACGAAAAGGTTCAAGAAACAAAAGCGAAATCGAGTTACTTTGATTCTTTCGCTTCATTAGTTCAAACTAAAATTTCACAAAGATAATGGCAACAGCAAACGTTAATGGTTTTCTCGATAGCAATACATACGTCGGGCAAAACAGTTTAAACCGCACCAACCCGTATGCCAACGCGCAAGGGATAAACGCGGAGCAATTATACGGAATTGATACCTTCGAGGATCGCATTCCCGTTTCCTTCACTTATGGCACTTCCACGGCTGGCAATCGCTTGAGCATTGCACCGTTGACTGGTGTAACAAGTGCAAGTGATTTTTACAAGGTTACCGTGATGGATGAATCAGGTAACGAGGCATACGCCAACTGGCAATCCTCAGCACCAACGGCAATTTTACAGATAGCAACCACGGCGTTGAACAAAGGCAACGATTGGAAGGTGTTATTTGCAACGGCAGCGGCTGGAGCAAAGACCGAGTTTTCATTTGTGATTGAGGATTCATTGGTTTTAACCAATACGTCTGCAACTATTTCTTACCCAAATCTTTAAAATTAAAAACAAATGGCATTAGTTGAAATAAGCCAACTTGACGTATCCTTCAGAGGTACTGAGGCAAATAACATTTTTTTAGAGCCAGTATTCTTTGACGATGACCTTCGCGGACAGTTCCGTGTACTTGGAAACGTTGCGAATAAAAAGAAAATGGTTTTTGTACAACAGTTGGAAAACATTGTAAGAAAGTACTCAGGATGCGGATTTAATCCCGTGGGTTCAGTTGACATTTACCAGCGTACCATCGACGTTGAAAAAATGAAAGTGGATTTAGAAATGTGTTGGGACGAGTTCGAGGATACCGTTTTCGAAGAGTTATTGAAAACAGGTACAAGGCTTCCAGATGTTTCAGGAACATTGATTGAAAATATTCTTTTGACCCGTACACAACAGGCGATAAGAAATGACATTACCCGTCTTTCTTACTTCGGTGACCAGTCTTCAAACAATCCTAACTTTGATTCATTAGACGGTTTTTGGACGGTTTACTATCCTCAATTAGTTGCACAAGACTTAGTGCCACGTTGCAACACTGGTTCAGGTTCTGACCTTGGTGCAGGTGACGGCTTCGCGATCCTTCGCGCGGTGTATGACCAGGCTCCTTTGCAGTTGAAAGGTTTACCTGCCAATCAAAAGGTATTCAATGTAACTCAAAGCGTTTATTCTCAATTAAGGGAAGACATTGAAAACGGCGGTGGCGGTGACTACGGTTTACTTCAGTTAATCAACGGGGTTGAGCAATTCACCTTCCGTGGTGTAACCGTTATTCCTCAATTCCGTTGGGACGACATTGCAACAGGACTTGGAACAACCAAGCCTCACTACGTGGAATATACCACGCCGCAAAACAAGGTACTTGCGACGGACGTGTTAAGCCCTGAAACGGCTTTGGAACTTTGGTATGACCAGAAGGACGAAAAGGTGTACATAAAGGCGCGCTTTAAAATGGGCGTAAATTATATTCACCCATCATTAATCAGCTTAGGCTACTAATTAAAAACGAATGAGCGCAATAACAGGCGGTTGGCTTAATCAATGTACAGATGGCACTTGCGCAGGAGGTATTGGCAAATTTTATGTTGCCAATGCTAATCAGGTGACAAGCATAACCAACAACGCATCGGGAGCAACCACGGCAATAACAATGACCTCAACGGCTGCCGTTTTTTACGAAATTGAATTTAGGGATAACTCAGGCGCGTTCACGGAAACGGTAACGCAAGATCCTGATACTTTGTCAGTAGCCATTGAGCAAAGTTTGACGGGAATCATTAATTGCCGCGATCAGGAATTAAGAAACCTTATTCAAGACATGGCAAATCAAGCGTGCGGTTTGGTTTGTGTGCACGTTGAAAACACGGGTAATTATTGGATTTGGGGCGTTGAACCAGTAGGCGGTAAGAAAAGGGTTGCAAGGTTAACAAGTGCCGAAGGTTTATCTGGTGCATTGTTTACCGATTCAAATCAAGAAACACTTACCATTACTTGTAGAACAACGAACAAAGCGAGGTACATTGTGAACGGCGAAACAGTGATGAACGCCTTAGATTAAATAAAGTATGATAGTAAGGGATAAAAGTAAGCAAATGCTTTACGTTGGGGCTGACCTTTCGGGCAAAGCTGGAATCATTCGAAAAACTATCGGCGAACTTTCACAAAACGAATTGAGGGCTTGGTACACATCA